TTAATAGAAGTTCACTTGCGCAGGGGGCAATCAGACGGCGCATTTATTGACTACCTACGGTTTAATTGTGATGTACGAGTGTTAAATAAAAACATTCTTTTTTCCGAAGTCAGCGTATCTTTGGATGAGCAAGTAAGTGAATTAAGCCGATTTCTGTATGAAATATTTGGGTTTGGCATCGTAGGCGATAGGCTGGGTAAAGGTAAATTCTTTTACGAAAACTACTACCAGCTAGGCGGCAAAGAAGCTAATTACGGCGAAGTCCATATCGGTGGCAATGGCGGGAAATTTCTCGTATCTATCAATGGCACGGGTTGCCAAGCAGCGTTGCCCGACTGGGAAAATCGACTATACCTATTCGCCGAGCAAGAACAAAGTTTCAGCATTTCTCGCGCAGATGTAGCCAAAGATTTTTTCAACGGCGAATACACGCCCGAAGAAGCTTATCTAGACTGGTGCAACGGTTTATACGATGTCCGCAATTCCCGCCCCAAATTCAGGCGCGAAGGGACAGATTGGGAATGTAACGATGATACTGGCAAAACCGCCTATATCGGTACACGCAAATATTCCAGTAAATACACGCGCATTTATGAAAAGGGTAAGCAGCTAGGTGATAAAAACAGCCGTTGGGTACGCTTTGAAGTGGAATATCGCAAAAGCAAAAGCCGAGATCAAAAGTTCAATATCCCGATAGATATATTGATTCACGCAGGACAATATCTCGGCGGCGCCTATGAAAACTTGTATAGCAAAGGCTTATTTATCGGCGGAGTAGCGCGAATTGAGTACAAAACCGAAGCTATAAATATTGTTTTTGAAAGTAAACTCAAATTCGCCAAGCAACAGGTAGGCGGCATCGTTCGGTTACTGTTTGATATGGGTTGGAGTGATACCCGAATTAGGGAAACTTTGATAGGCGAAGCAGGTAAATACCCAAAAGGTTTAGACCCCGCTGTTTACGACTGCCAAGATGCCAAAAACCCCTACTATCACGAACAAGTAGGCTATGAGCCAAGTGAAGCGGAAACTATCTTTGTGAAATTTAATCAGCTAATCGCCGATTTAAAACAAGATGAAATGAAATGGTGGATAGATTCAGAAACTGAACAGACTTTTGAAGTTTGGCGAGAAAAAAATCAATGCCAATCATTTCTCTTTGAAAAAGATTTAGCTATTTGGTTGCGTGAAAATCGGCAAGAGATGCAAACCGATTGGCTGCTTTTGAAGTACCAGCATTTATTTAATCAACAATCAACTCAATAAGGAAAAGCAACATGTCTTTAAATTTTAATAGCGCAAATGACGTTCAATTCACCAAACGCATCGTAATGGGTGTAACCAAATTCCGTGATGAGATTGACGGCGAATTAGTGGATACATGTAATGTATTGGTTGCTGCTCCGCTGGATGTAGATAGCGGCAACGCAATGGGTTTCGGTACAGCCAAAATCCGTTTTGGCGAAAGCGTTAATTACCAGCGTTTCGCAGGTTTGGATTTCCCTTGCGAATTGGAATTAGCATTTGTTCGGGTAACCAATGCCGGCGGGCGCAGCAAAGACGTTTTAAAAGATTTTCGTATTCCCGCAAAAGTAGTCCCCGCTGCATCCAATGTGAAAGGCTAAAACATGGAACAACAAATCCGCTATGTTGTTCAGGACTTGGATACATTTGAGTTTCTCTGTTCTGACAATGGAGATGTAGGACAAACCCCCTACATTTCAAGGGCTGGATTGTTTGAAACGCGAGAAGATGCTTTAACCGCAGCGATTGATGAGATAGGCGAAGCATTCAATATTTTTAGTTTCGCGTTAATTCAAGAAGCCAGCGCATCCGATTAACGATTTAGGCGCGTTGGGGTGTCCGCGCTTAAAAGCCCCTTAGGCACCCCACTCACTTAACAGGAGTAGCAAATGAAAGATTTAATGAACAATCCCAAATTTCTAGGCATAGCCTTTATTGTTTGCCTGATTTTATTTCTAGGCAGTAGATACATCGGTTGATATGTACTCTCTTTCGGGGCGGTGGGTACAAATCAAATTTCAATTAACCGCCCCTTATCTTATTTCTTGGAGAAAACCATGAAAAACTTAAAATTGAAAGCAAGTCAAGCTCTTGCGGTTGCCACTATGGCTGTTGTGCCCTTTGCAGCTTATGCCGATGGTGGCGATCCATTGGGCGAAATTGGTAATAAAGTCGCCGCAGGTATCAGCGCCTTTATCGGCGTGATTTCAGCGATTGGTATGGCATCTATTACCGTAATTGTCGCCATGCAAGGTTTCAAACTGGCATGGACCATGATTAAAACCATTAAATAAAGCAAAGGGGAAAAAAGTGGGTTATCGCGTCGGCATTCAATGCGTAGAAACCAAACTACAAGCGGATGACTTAGTGCTATCCACTCAATCCCCACTGCTTAGCGCGGATGGGCAGGTTTACCGCCCAATCCGCGTCCAAGATGGATGGTACTATCAAGGCAACAAAATCACCCTAAGCTATCCCGAATGCAACCCAGTAGAACAAATGAAAGCGGGCGCAGAAATAGGCGGCTATGTGCTAACCGTATTTGTCATCGCGTATTGTTTTAAACTTGCCATAAATCTCATTACCAGCCTATCCAAAATCACAGGAGATAGCAGTGATAATTGATTTCTATTATTTGCTCGGTTTCGCCCTGCCGCTAGTAGCGTTAATATTTTTAAAGTGATACATTTAAACCTTTCATTTGAAAGGGTTTGAAATGTTGAAAGGGACATTATTAGCCGTTGGGGCTGCCATTATCCATGTTTGGATGAATAAATATCAGGGCTTAACAGGGTTTGGAAAGTTTTTAAGTATTTTTTTATTTATTTTATGTGGTTCTTTATATGCTATTTTAGATATGAAAGATAAAAAATCTGAAACATATTCTGATAGTAGTGATGATGATATATTTTTTGACAATGCCCCTAATCCCGCTCCGCCTCCAACAAACCCACCTACTTCCGAACAAATAGAATTTGCGGAATTTATGAAAAAGCAGCGTGAGCAGGAAAGGGAAAAAGAATTAATCCGTAGAGAATGAAAAAACTATTTCTAGCCTGTGCCCTTATTCCTTGCTTTACCTTTGCCAACGGCGGCTTTAATTCAGAGGGCACGCGCGTTGTCGTTAAAAACGGCAGTTACAGCATTGAATATGACCCGCGACATGATATGCGTGGTGCAAGTTACCGACTTAATGGCAACCAATTTAGAGGCAGCGGTACGCTTCCCGCTGTGGTAGTCGGCAGTAATGGCGCGCAATCCGCTGATGTCATTCCCGCAGCATATAGAGTGGTAACCGATAAAAGAAAAGTATTTGCTAGTATTTTACAAAGAGCGAGAGAAGTAGGACCCTATGTTATTAAAGGGGGAGCAAGATTTATTTGGGGCTTTGCAAAATTTTCTATTTATAGTGCTGCGTTTCAATATGCTGTTAATGCTATCGTCGGATCCAAATTCTCCTGGAACGACGACCGCAACGACTTCGTCCGCCCCGCCGACGACAACACCTACATTGTAATCGCCACCAAAAATTCTCATACCGTTATAAGCGGCTCTAGTAAAACTTCCCTCGAAGTAGAGAATATATGTAAATACCATTTAAACAACGATTGTGAAGTATTAGACTATGCCAAAGGAGTTGATGCCGCTGCAGCAGTAGCCCGAGCTTATTGTCAATCCAAAACATTTGTCGAGGATGGTAAAACCCACCATTTTGATTATGTCGGTTGGGGTGGTCATTGTTTTTCTGCTCCCGAATATAACAGGATGACCTATGATTATGGCGTAGTCATTTTTAAATACGTTGATTACGTCCCCATGACGCTAGACGAATTCATCGAGGAAGGTACACCCGAAGCGGCTGAATCCCCAGATGAGTGGGTAAAAACTTCCGAAGTACAACCCGACGGCGAGCCCAAAATAATGGTAACAGACGGCACAGTCGCCCAATCCCGCCCCTATACCGACCCCGCAGACGGCAAAGCCAAACAAAGCAAGTGGACATTTAATAGCGACGGATCAGTTAAAGAAGTGATAACCGACCGCCCCGACTTAACCCCCGATAGCCCCCAAGCCCCTAAACTTGACCCCAGTGCCATACCCGACGGCAAAACTGACAACCCCGACAAAAAAACACAACCCGCATCGCAGCCCGCTCCGATAGACTTGTGCAAAGAACATCCCGACATTCTCGCCTGCGACACCGTCCCTGACGCTCCTGAAAGCAAAGAACCCAAGCTAGATATTCCCACAGAAACGCACGATTTACTGTTTGCCCCCGCTACTATTTTTCCTGATTCAGGCGTTTGTCCAGCTCCCATTTCTTTTGAACTCTCCATCCCCTTTGTAGGCAGTAAAACCTTTGCTTTTGATACCACCTATATTTGTGATGTTGCCACCAAACTGCGCGGCTTAATTATTGCCGTAGCGTGGCTGGTTGCCGCCATATTCTGCCTAAAAGCCTTCAAATCTTAACCACAAGCCAACCCACTTTGTCCTACTGTCCTACGTCAGGACAGGGGAGCTAGCAGCGAAGGGGTTTTATTGATTAGGGGCTAGATGCCCCTAATCAATAACCCAGCACGTTAGCGAAGCTGTTTTTTTTTATAGCTAGTCAGTCCAGTATCGCCATTGCTTCGGGGTGCAGTGGAAAAGACAATGAAACAGGCTAAGCAGAAAGGGGGAAGGTTTGTAAAGACGAAGTCTTTATGAATACCCCCTTTCTGCTTAGCCTGTTTTATTGTCCCATCTGCAAACACCGAAGCAATGGCGATACTGGACTGACTAGCTATAAAACAGCGTAGCGGATTCCCACCACAAACGTTGATTTATTCCACCCATCTTGCCGATTCTTTCCACCCATGCCTATTCGGAGTTCAAAATGAAATTTATCGCCGCGCTCATGCCCGCTTTTGCTAATTTACTGGCTACATTTGCGGGCAAATTGCTGGTTTCGCTTGGCATTACTGCCGTTACATACGTTGGATTAGAACGCGTTGTTAAACAGTTTACCGACAAGATAACCAGCAATGTAACAGGTGTGCCTCATGATATGTTACAGATTTTTTATATTTCAGGCGGCGGGGTGGCGTTGAATATTATCTTGGGCGCATTTACCTTTTATGTCAGCGTGAAAGGCGTTACCCAACTTACCAGCCGATTAGGTAAAAAATAGGGGGCAATCATGGCAGAAATAACCCTGATTACTGGCACGCCGGGGGCAGGCAAAACCGCCCACATGGTTCATTTAATGCTGCATGACCCGATATTCAAAGATGCACAAGGCAACCCGCGTAAAGTATTTACCAACATCAAAGGGCTGCAATTACCCCATATAGAAGTATCCAGCCTAGAAAGTGAACAGGCTGCTAGCACGCCCGACAAATTGAGCTTCCACGACTGCTATAAATGGATACAGCAGCCTGAAAACCATGGTTCTATTCTGATTGTTGATGAAGTACAAGACGTATGGCCCGCCAGAAGCAACGGCAGCAAAGTACCGCCTAATGTAGCATGGCTAAATACTCACCGACATTTAGGCGTGGATATTTTTGTACTGACGCAAAATCCGAAAAACATTGATATGAACCTGCGCGGTTTGGTCAATAAGCATTGGCATATTGCCAAAAACAAGCTAGGAATGCGGACTATTTTAGAGTGGAAATACTGCGCCACTAACCCGCTAACCCAAGCCAAAGATGCTTTTGCCAAAGTGCATAAACTGGATAAAAAGGTCTTTGATTTATACAAATCCGCCGAAATTCATACTGAAAACAGCAATAAAGTGAGCAAGGTGGTTTTTATCTTGCCGTTAATGCTGGTTATTATGCCCATCATGATTTACATGAGCTACGCCATGTTAAAAAATCTTGGCAAGCCAAAAGAAGCTGAAAACGCACAAACAGCGTTATCCGCCAGTGCGCCAAATGGCGATATTCAACAGCAAATTAACGCGGCAACGGCTTTGCAAAATCCGCAACAAAACACGTTGGGCGCAAAGCCTGAAGACTTTATCCCACGTTTGGCGGAAAAACCTGAAACCAAACCGCTGTATGACGGACAACGAACCGTAACCAGTATGGAATATCCTGTCGCTTGTGTGAAAGTGGATGCACGTTGTACCTGTTACAGCGAGCAAGGCACAAAGATAAAAGAGATTAGCCAAACGCTTTGTACCAGCTATTTAACGGATGGCATGCCGTTTAATCCTTACAAAAGGGTGGATGCTAATAACCAACGTCAAAATGTGCCACAAACTGCGGATAATGCAGGCGAAAGCCATCCTAGCCAAGTGGTGCAATTAGATGGCGAAGTGCGTCCTAGCTTAACGCCAGCGTATCCTGAAAGTTTGCGCAGTATTCAATAG